CCTTCCTCAATCTTGCCCTGCCATTTTCCAAGTTCGTATTCATCGACTTTGGCATAGACTTTGTGGTTGGAAAGATAATAAAAATTGGTGAAAAATCCCACGAGAAGGGTAACCAAGCAAGACATGGCCAAAATCTTGTGACAGTGTAGTAGGTTCATTTTTTCGACCTCCTATATCTTCCACCCCTTGATGGTCAAAGCGATGGAGGTGAAAGTTGTGTTCGTCCCGTAATATTGAATATATCCGGACGCATCGCAGGCGACCTCCATGTCAGCGGAGATGTTGACCCCAGAAACCTGCGTCACGATTTCGGCTACATTGATGGCGTTCGCATTCCCCTTCTCTCTCAACCTGAACACGGATCCCGCAGCATCGTCCTGGACCGTCGCCTTGAATTTTATGAACCTCGCCTTTCCGGCCGGCACGACGGATGAGCAATTCAGATCCCTCCATGTCTCATCGGTAGTGAAGGATGTAAAGTCGACCGCCGCCGGATCGCCCCTGTCGACTTCGTAAGGAAGACCGGGAAGGATCAGAACTAGCATCTTCGTCGCCGTGATGGCGTATCCTATGATCTGAACATTGGCCAAAGGCTTGGTCTGAGTCAACGCCCCAGCGCTCGACGGGTCAAGATAGATCGGCCCCCCGATAGTTCCCCACGCCCATCCCGCATTCGTAATTTCTCCCATCCGGTGAATCCTGATCGTCCCGCTCCCGCCTTCTACCGCGATGCCATGGCACGGCTGCTTGGTTCCGTCTGCTTGGGCCTTCCACCATTTGCTATCGGAAGCTTTCAGGTACAATGCTTGGTAGGCGGTCACCGTCTCTCCGAGGATGCCAAGAATTCTCGTCTGCACCTGGTCATTAACGATCTGCATGTCCTGGGCAAGAACAGAATCCCAGCCCTGAGTCGAGTATTCTATGTCGTGGAGATCATACTTATCGTTTGAGATTGTCATTTTTCACCTCTCTTATGCGTTCTTTTCACAATATACCCAGACCAGAGGGGACTTATATATAATCCCGCCCTCCAAGCGGTAGTTCGACAAGTTAAAACCCACCTCACTTGCCAGAGACCCGTTGTCCGCAATGTTCATTGCCTGCGTGTATGTCCACGTAACAGCATCAATCGCACTTTGCGTCCTCTTCTTGGAAAATCCTGCCCAGACTTCAACCTCGAACAGTCCCTCATAATCATCATCCGCAAGAGCAATTCCGGGCATCCCGATCCCAGCCCCCTTGCCTCGGTATCTTGGATCCCATGTCAGGATAATGTCCGTGTCGTATCTCGCCGCAAACTGGCTTCCGTTCGCCATGAAATTGGACGGCGTGTAAGGAGCCAGAGCCCATCCATGAACTAACAGCGAAAGCTCGGTAGATTCTAAAATATCTCCCGACTTCCTTGCGTTGAAGGGGACAAATTTGAATTTCCTTACCACGTTGGCGATAAGCTCTGAATTTGCGATCGTCAGCATGGACGAAAGGAAAAAATAAAACTCCGTCCCCTCTGTATGAAGAACTCTCACCGTTCCATATCTTCCCCGAATCACGCCTCCGAGCTTGTACTGCTGACCGGTCAGCGGCGTGATGGAATGAAAGGAAATGATCTCTGTCCCCAGCAGAGCGATGTTCTTCTGCCCGCTGAAAACTTCCGACCATGTGACAGATTCGATGTCGTCTGCATCCTTGACAAATTCAACGATAAAGCCGACATCCTCATCGATCGGATTGGTGTCTTCAGGATATGACCCGACGAGCGTTCCGTAAGGAACGATGTTAGAAACTCGATTGAGAAACAGATAGGATGCCCCTCCATCGATACTCATATAGACATCAAAACCCAAATCCTGATCGCCTTTCCGACAGGCCGCCGGAAGAATGGATATATTTTGTGACAGGACGTAGGGAGCCTCTCTGACGGACTGGTGGTCGAAGGGATAAGCGGTGTAATCTACCCCCGGAGGCCTCAAGTCTCTAATCTTGGAGAACTCCGAAAAAGCGTATATCTTTGAATACATGTCCTCCATGCAATGCAGGACGATGGCCTCCGATTCGAGGCTCTCTTCTTCTATCTGGAGAATGCGGCACACCATCCCCGTGATCCCGTAGGGCGTATAATAAGCTTTGAAGCAGTCTCCAACCCGAAGGTTGAAAAGGTGCCGGTTGACCTTGATGTCGACCATCATGAAGGGGAACGACTGCTTCTGCAGTTCCTTCCTTCCCGCCCAGACCGCATTCTGGTTCGCCGTGAACATCCCGAACTGAATCGTCTTGCTCACGAGCCGACCCTGAACGTCTCGATTTCCAATATCGGTTGCTACGGGATCAGCAGTGGATTGCAGAATGTCTATCGCCATAGGCTACCACCCGCTCCTTTTAGCCATGCCGTACCTCGTCCTGAGCAGATCATACCAGTCCGCCCACTCCTTGATCTTGGGCCGCATGTGGTTATATATGATCAAATCGGCATAAGACCCTTTTGCACTGTCATAACCATCAAAGCCATCCGAGGCGGCAGCCCCAGCGACGATGTATTTTAAGTTAGTCACCGGGAGGCCAAAGGTGTTTTGAAACGCATGCAAGACTCCGTCATCCGTCACGACACACAGATACTGCGCCAAAGGATAATCCGAACCCGCTCCATTCCCCGACGCGCAGAAATAAAACACCCATCTTTGATCCAGCAAATAGCTAAGATGCACATTTTCCCAATAAACATCATTATAATAAATACATGAACGATATTCCTTCCCCGAATATCCCATACCGAGAAAGAAAGGTTCAAAGCCAGTGTAAAAAGTAGTCCGACAAACATTGAAAAGATTACAACGATAACTTCCTATGTAATACCCAGGCCACGTTGCACGGTAGAAAATTCCCCAGCCAGGCATATTGTTGTCTTGGCCATGGAAGCTCATTGCTGCACCCAACTCCCCAAAGGCACAGTCACAATCCCCACCACTACTTGAGGCAAATCCTTCGAGCGTTTTCCAAAAACCAAGGTAGGGATTTAAAACATCTAAATCGGGGAATACACCTCCGCCCAAGCACCCGTTCTTTGCGCTGTTGCGGGCAATATCTCCTATCCCTTCATCAAACTTGTACCACGCAAGGAGATATGCATCCAAAATTATTCTGTCAGAAATCTGAGAATATTGGATTATCACTTCATTAATCGTCTCGATCCAAGACGGCCTTCTCAAGGTGGGTTCCTCCAGCATGTGCGACTCATCTACGGTTGGCAAATCGCCGAGCGTATAGTCTCCCCTGATCAATTTAAGATGAAACTTTCCGTCGTTTCCATATTGAAGAATGGAGTCGATATGGGTATTGATCGTCTCGATGTAGGTCAATGCCGCCTGTTGATTGTCGAGAAGAAGACTAACTCCTAATCCATCCAGATGCAGTTGATTGGCGACGGCGATGAAATCCGCATCGTAAAGCCATACCGTGGGAAGGCCCGCAAGCTGGCTTAAAATGTAATAAATCGCATGGGCAGGATTGTAGTCGTATACCTGGATAACGTTCTTCGTAGAGAATCCCAGTACAGGAGACTTCCGGACGACAAAGACCATGGTGGGCATTCGGTTATAAGTGTTCATGAAGCAATTATCGAAAAAAGCATAGCACAATCCCCTCAGCGGAGAGTTCAAAGTCGCATCCGACAAAAGCTCGCCTATCGTCGAATTCACCGCATGGTCATCTGTTCCAAAATAAAGGATCATACTGCCCATGCCCGGTATAGCGATGGTTTCTTGGCCACCGGAGATGGGCCGGACGACTTCTCCCTCCCAGATCACCTTGTCGTCCTTGAAAATCGTATAGATAGTGTCGATGGGGCCAAGGCAGATTCCGAGAACCCAGGAGGCGTAATATTTGTACCCTACGAGCTGCTGCTGCGAACCGCTAATGCTTCCGCCAGATATCTCCACGTATTGGGGTTTAGCCTTCTGTTTTCCATAGGTCACAAGAAATCCGGTTATCTTGACCGTTCCCAGGGCATCTGCGATCGGCATCCCCACCGTGTTAGGTGTGAACTGAAAGGGTTGAGCCGGAACGCCAACGGACCGAATGTCAGGGGCCGTAGGGCTGATGATGTTTCCCACCGTATAGCCGATAGCCGCACCGTATAGCGCACCCATGACGGCAGTAAGACCGGCATATGGCCCGAGGACGAACCCGATGACTAAACCTAGTATTCCACCCCCCCATTGCCCCGCAGTGCTCATCTCAGAATCCTATAGGCGAACTTCATCCGATTTAAAAAATAACGATCCTTGACATTCATTCTGCACACCCCTATGTTTTCCAGGGCCTGGTAGACATACCCGTCGAAAAAGAATCCGGCGTGAGAAGCCGCCTTTCCGAAATAGCTCACGATGATGTCGCCGTTCAGCAGCTCGCCCAGGCTGATCTTTTTCAGCAGCTCACCCAAGTCGATCTTTTCAACCTTGAGTTCTCTCTTCAGGCCTTCCGACACCAATTCCCTCGTATTGTGAAGATGCCAGTCTCTTGGATAATCGGGAATCAAGTCCTTCCGCCATTTCAAAAGCCCAAGTTCCTCCGACACCCTTAAAACGAAATGAATACAGTCCGTACCAAGGTGCTTCACACCGCAGCGGTGTCTCCAAGGAGTTGGAGGATCAAGCCATTCATCAAGAATGATCTTCAATCTTTTTTGGTTCTCCAAATCATCGAAATAATATTCTGTCATGGCAGCACGATTGCCGGGTTCTCCTTCGGTATGAAAGGGAACCCAAGAAAATGCTCGATGTTGTTCGTCAAAAACTTGTCCCTGCACGTCTCCGCTCTTCTGTCGCAGCCAGGATAAGCATCAACCGAATCGTCATCTTCCAGGTCCGTCATCATGTAAGCCATCGTAATGGTGTCTCCTGCATGAGCAATGATAGTTCTCTTTTCTGTTCCGGGAGACTTCGGAGGAAGTCGCTCGTATTCGACCGATCCGCCGATAAAGTATCCATTGGGGAATGTCGCAAAATCAGCAGCGGTAAGCTGCGTCAGGGTCGTATCTAGGGTCACTATTGTCGTGACCTTATAGGTAGGAGACTTCACCAGTTTACATCCATCGTCAAAAAGCCTATGGTTGCAGTTAATCTGATATCGAAAGACTGGGACAGGCATGTTCAAAAACTTCTCGAAGCCAACGCACTGGATCTCAGCCGCTACACCCTTGAACGAAACGCTTTTTATCTGTCCAAGGAACACCACGCTTGGTTCGAGAGGAACTTGGTCCCGGTGTAGCCTCATAATCGACACCCAGATTATCTCGATGGGGTTGATGGCGATGTATTTCAGGACTGGATTCTCCACATATCCCGCTTGGATAGCGCACTCCGTCGCCTCTAATTGGCTATTATATTTCACCATGCTTCTTTGCAGCGTGGCCGGAATATAAGGTTTTCTGTCCTCCATAGGTCCGTCTGACGGATAAGTCAACTCCGCATCTCCACTCGTATAGTACCAATGCTCTCCCCCCTCCGTCCAAATGTGGTACAGTTCAACCGGCTTGATCTTGCCCGCCGTTTCCGCATCGATATAATCCTGGGTTATGGTCATGACGGCCTTTCCCCCAGGAGAGTCCGAAACGAAAGGCTCATCCTTGCCACCTCCGGCGTCAAATATTCGACCTCGATTTCGTCTTGGTTGAAGCGACAAAAAAGAAGAAAGCATACCAAAAGCCGTTTTATGGAAGATTTCGGACAATCTCTCCCAACAACGTCGTCGAGATTTATTCGGGTATCGGAGGGAGCGGCGACGATGTCGTTCCACACATATGTATCGTCGGGCCAAATTGTGATTATCGACTTCCCCATCTCGTTTCCAAACCAATACAACGGGTAATTGATCGAGTCTATGTGGAGATGATCATCAGAGGCGAGAAAGCCCTCCGTCAGATGTATGTCCTCCTGCCAGGAAGGAAGCCAGAATCCATCCAGACGGCCCATTCTGGAATCGAAGAAATCGATGTGCTTTTGTATCTCCGATTTTTTGTAAGCGAGGTACTCATATTTTAAAGGAAACATCGTCTCGGTATAATGCGACAGCGGAGTCGTCTTTCCCAAAAAACCGAGCAAGTTATAAGGGTGATCGAATCCATCGTCGATGCCCACCCAATTCGGCTTTATGTTGAAGATGGGCACGCCCTTATATGCATCGAAGCCAGCCGCAGTCCCTATCTTTCTCGTGATTGTGCCGTCGAATTCCTCCGACGCCTCTATGTCGATTTGCCCGATTGCGGAATTGAGCATCTTCAGGGTCTGAGTCGGTGCGATTCTTGTTTGCAGGAGAGGATACACGGAAGTTCCTGTGGGCCACGTGTGGCTGAGATCATTATGCAACGTTATGCGGGTCTCCGTAAGATCGTCTATTTTCCACGTCTCCATAAGGCTTCGAGAGCCGACCATTGCCATTCCGCCAATCTCAAAGTTCCGATACAAAGTCGATCCGACATCAAGAATCTTTTGTCCGGAGGCTGCTACAACAACCAACTCTGTTTCGTCTTGCCAGAATGGAATTCCCCAAACTCCATAAAGATTCTTGTAAAGATTCCCCTTGAATAAGGAGCTCTCTTGTGCATTCAAGGTAAGCATCGAAAAAAGGAGCGACCGACGAGGCCACGTAAAAAGGGAACTCCTCTGCTCACCCCCCCGAAGATTGCCTCCGATAGTGGTTCTCCATCCCCTCTTGTATTTCACCGATTCCGCCCAATTGGGAATCATGAGGGATTCTTCTGACATTTCAAACGCTCCTTATTGAAGAATCTTTTTGACCACCATCGCCCTTGAACTTAAAACGTTTAATATCGCATTCTGACCTCCGGCGGAAGCCAGATACCGATCCAGTTCCCTCGGATCGACCACGTTGATGATACTCAAAGCGGTTCTTTGATCGATGGACGGCGAAATATTCGAGACTAAACCCCCGGAGGCAAAAGCCAAAGAAGGCTGCGATCTTGATGACAACCCGATCAGTTTCGATATGTCCAAGAGACCTTCGTTGATCATCGACATGAATCCCGGGCCATATTTCCTTACGGCAGATTCTTGTATCACGTATTCTCCAGCAGTGGCTCGGATGGGTACGACATCCTTACCAGATGGGCCGGTTACGGCTCCTCCATGCTGTAATACACTGATGATGCCGGCCTCGCCTATGAAGCTTCCCACTGTAGTCGTTGTACCTCCACCACCTCCTACTAAACCAAGAAGCGCACTCAACCAGCTTCCACCTCCGCCTCCCCCTGCCGTCCCGTATCCCAGGGATTTGAGAATCTCCATCTTGAGAATGAGCATCCCTATGTCGACAAGCATGTTCATGACGTTCTTCGCCATGTCGTCGGCAAATTTCTTGAAGGCATCCTTCGCCGACATCGTCCCGCTGGTGAGATTATCGAAGAAGGACTTGATCGGATTGGTGACTGCGTTTAGAAAATCATTCACTGCATTCTTTCCCATCTGAAACGCCGTCGGCAGTTGCTCCCCAACCTCCTTTACCCCCTTCTCCCATCCCTGGATGAATGTACCCGTTCTCTCCTGTGACTGTAAAAACAAGTCATTTACCTTTCCCTGGGATTGGGCGATCTGAGTTAGAAAGTCGCTATATTTCTTTGGGTCGGTAATTTGGTCCACCAGGACGAGCCTCTCTTTTAGCTTAGCCTGGAGGTCTACCTCAAGACTGATCTGCTCGTTTATGGCCTCAACAGGCCCCATGGTCAACTCCTTGCGGGCCATGTCGATCATTATCTTTCTTCTGTCCTGCAATCCGTTGAAAATATCCAAATTAAGATCAGCCAGCTTTTGGATGTCGTTGTATCGATCCCTCTCTATCCCCAGAAGATCCTTTTCAAGCTTGGCGGTTTTCTCCACAATCTGGGCGTAGAGGTCGCCCTCCTTGGCTATGTCACCCTCAGCATCAAGCTGCTGCTGAAGGTTCTGGATTTCCGTCGTCCCGATAGATACAACAAGATCCTTTCTCTTGGCGTAATAAAGCTCTACCGTTATCCGGTTGCGCTCGAAAAGGTCCTGCAACCTATCGAGATAGGACTGCTGGATCGATATCTCCTCTTTCGTTGAAGCCGCCGCAAGTGCAAGAGTGCGTTCCTTCTCTTTTGTGACCCGATCCAGATTGATCTTGTCGACCTCTGCATTATATTTCCCCTCGGCCACCAATTCCGCCTGCCTGATCTTCTCTTTGATGGCCGGTATCTCCCTTATCTTCTTGTCTGAGATCGCTGCCGCTACCTCGGCATTCTCCTGGGCCTTTAAGGATGCCAGGGTGTTTTTAAGCTCCATTTCGGCCTTGTCACGTTGGAACTTCTGGTCGATCTCAAAGGTATCTTTGGCGGCCAACATGGCTTCCTTTAGTGCTTGACTATGCTGGGCTTCGAGCCCGAGCATTTGGATCTGACCGGTGGCATCAACCCTGGCCTTTTCGGCATCGAGGCGGAGCTTCGTCAGAGCCTTTTGGAGCTTGTCCTGATCGCTAATCTGCCTATCAATCCCTGCCTTTCCTTCCTCGATAGCAAAGACAGCTTTGGTAGGGGTAGCACCTGTAGATGCCACTTTAGCCACAATCGGCGGAGCTTTTGATACCAAACCAAAGAATCCCCCGATTGTCGTAGTTATGCCCTTCATTGTGGACCAAGTGGATTCCAATATCATCTGCCATGAAACAACCAGTCCCACCGCCTTTTCCATCCCACTCAGAAATAGGGATAAGGCGTCTACAACAAATATCCCAATTGATTCTTTCCCCTCTTTATATGTCGAAGCCAATTTTTGCATTTTTTCGTAATTATTGGGGATGGTGACATCGCCGAGAAATTGCATCCTGGTCTGAGTTTGTCTTAGAATCTCCTGGACCACCGCCGATTGTTTGCCGAATTCAGTAATCATATCCACATCTATTTTCATCTTATCGGCATATCGCTCGAAGACCTTCTCCATCTCCATCGGGAAAGCCTGTTTTAGCAGACCTCTTGCCGCGAAGGTCAGGACGGCCCTTGTGATAAGCTCCATCGCTTCCTCAACGCCAATCCCCATGAGCCTCGCCCCGACCCTTGCCGACTCGAATAATCTGACGATATCGCCCGCAGGTATACCGGCGACAAGAAGTTTGTTGGCCACGAGCATAATATCCGTGCTGTCCTCATATACACCGGAGATCTGCTTGATGTCGGCAATCAGCTTTTTCCCATCGACCCCGATTGATTTAGTGACATGTCCAAACGATTCTGCAATCGCCTCTGCTTTTGCACCAAGTTCCGCCCATTGAAATGCCTTCGATATCCCCGCATAAGCGGCATAGGCCGCTGCAGTGAGGGCGACCCACTCGGTCTTTAACATTCCGAGCGTCCCCTTCATCGATTCGACGTGGGTCTTGGTCTGGTCGGCGGTCTCCTTGGTGGCCTTCTGCACATCCGCAAGCTGCTTCTTGACCTCTCCAACTTCTCCTATGATCCTGATTATTAGCCTGGCTATTTCTTGATCAGCCATGTCACTTCCTCTTCTTCTTAGACCATTCCTTGAGCATCTTCATCTGCTCCTTCGACGAAGGTTCCACACCCGTTCCAGGTTCCCTTATCAAATAATCCACGTATTCCTTCCACATTCTTTTGTCTGCTCCAAAGGCCCTGTTCACGGCGACGGCAAGATCGAGCAATTCCCTCTTTCTCCGCCTCTCTGCGACCCTGACGAAAAGCTCAACCTGATCCATTGTGAGCCGGTCAAGTATGTCATCGGGTTCCCCGTATCCCCTGAAAACAAGCAGATCGACGGCCTCGCTTAGCGGGTCTCTTATGCCGCCAGGCTTCTCATCTCCCGTGCGAGGCCAGACAAGTTTTTTATTCGGCCCATATTTTGAAGGATGATGAGCAAGGCCACCTTCAGCGTCTTGTCAAACTCCCAATCCAAGACAGTGTCCAACTCGTCTCCTGTCGTCCTTACCACAAGCTCGGGGATGATGGGAAAAACGAGTCCGAGAAGATCAAGAATCTCATCGATTTTTTCGTCCGGCTTATCGAAAAGCTCTTTGAGGTAATCCTTCTTGATTCCCTTCTCCTTGAACTGGGTCTTCAATTCCCTGAACCAGGGTAGCAAGGCCGTGAACTGTCGGTACGTCCACGGCTTCAGTTTTACCCCTGAGACGGCAATCTCAGGGAACAGGACTTCCATCTCGTCCTTTTTGGATTCCTCTTCACCCATGCCACAACCTCCTATCTGTTATGACTCACCAAGCAGGGTATAGTCGAAGTACGGGGATTCAGGGTGATTTGCCGCATCGTTCAGACAGGTGAACTCGAATGCCATCGTACCCAGAGCGGTGTCGTCGATCAACCCCACGTCGCCAGTCGGTCTGAGTCTCACCTTCCACGCCTGGAAGTGGTACTTCGGCCCCTGATCATTGGTCGGCCAGAGTTCAAGTTGTCCTTCAACCACCGCGGCCGTCATCCCATGAATTGAATAGCTTCCGACTTCGCCGAAAAGTGCGATGCGAAGATTCTCCCTGTCGAACTCCTCAAGGGTAAACTTCCCGATGATCTTTTGGGAGACGGGGATGATGTCATCAAGCCTTTTTATGTTCTCCCGCGCCGTGTAGTGCTCGATCACCTCCTCGGTCGGGGTCAGGGCCATTGAGGGAACATTACCCAAATCCCTCAGTCCTGTCGGCAGTCCGTCGGCATCGAACCTGTCGAAGCTGACGATCCCCTTCCCGAGCCTCAGTAAACCCAAGTCGTGTGATTTTAGTTCTACCATTTTCTTGACCTCCTTTTTGATTTGGCCTACTTTGCCCAAAAGAAAAACCCGTCCCTCGCTCGTGCACGAGAAAACGGGCTTTTCAATAACTTTGGGCTTATCCCCAGTGACGTGGCCAACGTATGGGGATTTTTATTTAACTGCTAAATGATTCTTCTATATCCCCCTTCCCTTTCTAATAACTATATGGATTCCCGTAATTGTGCGCTATCATCACCGCATATGTGGAGACCGCCATCCCCGCTCTGAACTCGTCGTCGTAATAGAGGATGTCGTCCCCCGTGCACTCAATCTTGACACATGGCTTGGTTCCCATAAGCGCCAAAAGCTTTATCTCTATATCCGCCTGCAAAGCCTCACCCACCACGTCAACACTATCCATGCCCGTCCTCTCTATCGATGTCTCCACCTGAAGATCGAACTCAACAAATTGTACCCTATTGTCCCTCCTTTTCCGGGATGCGAAATAGGCGAACCTTATGAACGGTGCCTTGAAGTTATCTCTATCCGTGGGTACGGTCGGTCTCCGCTGCACGTCATGACTCGATTCAATCACGGTCTTCAGAGCCGTCTCTACCATGTCCATGAATGCAGTCTTTGCGGGTTTTGCCATCAATTACCCTCCTAAAATGTTCACGCCAATCCCCTGCAAGTCACCCATGACCTTGAGGCTAAAAGCGGCAACTATCTCCTCGGGATGGACTCTGGCTGGGATGGACACGCTTTTTTTCAATAGGAAAAGCGGGACTATTTTTGTCTTGAATTCCCCCGCTCTTTTGCCCTTGACGAATTTCTCCCTTCCAAAAATTATCAGATTCCCCTTTTTGCTCTTGGCCACGAATGTCTGACCCCACACCGAATCGCTCGGAGCCGGGGCCTTTGTGAGTCCGGCCTTCGTCTTGGCCGCTGGCAACGGGATTGTAAGAAATTTCTTATTTTTGGCCGTGATTACGGTCGAGCGATTTCCCCCCACATGGACTCTTGCATATCTCCCGGCTGGCGTTCCTCCCCCTCTTGCGATGTCTCCCCCGATTGACACCCCTGCCTGGACGGACTCATCCTTGACTTCCGATTTGATTGGAACTACCGAAGCCCTCAATGCCCCAGACCTGACGCTTATCGATGTACCGCCTGTCGGTCCGCTCATATGCTCCGTCCTGATGAACTTCTGAAGCCATATCGAATCAAGATCAAGGACTCTGATAAGCTTCTTGACAAGACCAGGGTAGACCTGGTCTATCTTGCTTTCATAGATGATGTCGGTCATGTTATTAGTTTCGGTTTCTTTCCGGTTAGATCAACCCACCGCTGGATTGAAACGGCACAATAGGCTGGAGAAATATCTATGGCTCTACATTTGCGATTAATACGTTCGCAGGCGATTAGGGTTGTGCCGGAACCGAGGAAGGGGTCGAGAACAATATCATCTTTATTTGTCCATGCCTCGATAAACGGTGAAAATACACCTACTGGCTTCTGCGTCGGGTGAGGCTGTCGATCTTCTCCCGCCGCACGATAATACCCTCCCCACATAACCCTAATCATATCAAATCCCTTGCGCATTGTAGTAGCTGCCATTTCTATCGGCGTAACAATCCCGCGATCTTCTATGCCAGGCTGCTTATCCCATACAATCCATCCCGTTGCTTCGCTATCGTAAATATACGGAAAACCCCAAACCATTCGTTTGTTATATTGCCATAAAAAAGATAGATCAAGCGACCCATCGTCGCCTTGTAGCAAATCATCACTTAGATTGGCTGGCTTTCCGCGCTTCACGTTCAGCGCGGAAAGCCAGCCAGTATCAACCATAATACCATAAGGCGGGTCTGTAAATAACACATCAACATGACCGAGCGTCTCGACCACCGCCCGATCTGTGCAATCGCCGCAAATCAGCCGATGCTCTCCGAGTTCCCATAACTGCCCCAATTCCACTCCCCATTTTTCCTTTAACTCCTCAGCCTTATCAATTTGTGGTTCCGGAGGCTCTTCTGGCTCATCCTTCATCCATCCCTTCTCAAATTCCTTCCAGTCGATCTGAGGCAACTCCACATCCATTTTAAGGTCGTTGAAATCCAATCCCTCGGCGTTCAGAAATTCGTATAACCCATCTTCTGTCACATTGGCATAGATAGCCGAATAGACAAGAATAAGCCTTACAGCCTCCTTTCTGTTCTTACACCTGATGAAATTTGCGGGCAAAAGGCCAGGTATCTTATACCCGTTTCCCTTTATCTCCTCCATCGCCTTCTTCCGGTGGTGCCCGTCCAGAATCCATGTCTTCCCATTGTTCTGCCATACATTGAATGGCATTATGAAATCATTCTTCTTTAAGGAGTTTTTCAGCCTCTCAAAAGACTCCTTAGTCATCTCCTTAAGGTTTGGATTCTGAAGCCAGTCAAGCTTCTTCCATTCCACCGGTTCGGTCTTAATGATTTTGTTTTTGATCTCCTGGCTGTCAGTCATGCTATCGATATCCTCTTGAATTTATCCAATACGGCTTGGACTTCCGGCAGAAACTGTTTGATATCTGCCATCTTCGATATCGAGCCATCTGGATAGGTGACGGTCGATAGCCCCAGATCCTTCCTCCGCCTGAACCTGTAGCTAATCTGCTTAAGAAGAGCCATTTTTAGGCTTCCATTGATCGTGTCAGAGTCATATCCCCCATCGTACTTCACCTTTATGACCAGCCTGCCCCTGAGAAACGCTCTGCATCCCTCAAAAAATGTGTCGTCCCAGTACCTGTCCATCCAGGCGATGCCACCCGATCCTATGTCTTTCGGATTTCCGATCCTGAGTATTCCCCTTTCGGTGTAGACCTGGTATTCGCTGGGGTCGATCAGGGTGGATGAATCGAAGGTTCTTGATAGATCCTCCCACACCGAGACGTTGCTGATATTCAGATGGGGAAGCATGAGATAGCTCTTCCCGCCATCAAAATAGGCAACCTCATCTGTGACACCTTCAATCTTGGCGTCCATATACCCCTCGGCCTCCGAGATCACACCGTCGA